CCGAACAGTCCGGCACCCGTCACATTGATGTTGAACGCACCAATAACCGGCAGCCTCGTCAACTCGTAAGCCATCTTCAAGTTACTGGCGTTATAAGGAAGCGGGTCGGTGGTCTGGCCGTCCAACGTGATCGTGAACGTGCCCTTCGTCGGCTCACCCACAACACGAATCTCCTGAACACAGTCCTGGGATTCCTGCGACACCGACACACCCAACAAGGTGATCGCCGGCAGCTTCGCCAAAGCGAAGTAAATGTCGGTGGCAGTCGCGTTGTAGCGGATCGGATCAGTCCAATCCCCATCAAACCCAAGCCGGAACGTGCCACCTGTAGCCCCGCCAGTCAACTCGAACGTCTGACGCTCATTGACAGCCGGATCACGAACAACATCAACATCACCGGCAGCGATCTGACCCAACGCCACCAACGCAGCCTCAATCTGGGCCGGGGTGGCGTTGTGGGGGATGTTGCCGGTTGTCTCGTTACCGAACTTCAGTTTGAAACTACCGCCGGTAGGTCTGCCGTCAATGAAAATCTGTTGAATCTCATTCGTCCTCAGACCGCCGATCAACCCAGGCAGGCGAAGACGCCTATCGGCGTGCTCACCCTCCTCAAACGAGTAGTCGGGCAGCGTCCAGATAGCTGCCCTCGACTTCGGGGCACCAAGCCAAGGCAGCCACGGAATGTACGGTTCAGCCGGGGCGTACGTCGAACCAGGCACCGACCACTTAGGCCAAATGATCTGATCCGTGGGATTCGTCACCGGAACATCAATGAACAGAGTCTCTTTCGGCAACTGGGTTTGGGGCCACGGCCACGGCAACTGCAACGCATTCGGATCAAACGAAGTGTCAGTCTTAGTGACAGCCGTGAAAACCTTATCCTCCCCGTACCAGAACGGGTCGTAGGCGTAACACACCATCCGAACCTGATTGATAGTTCGCATCCTGGGGTCGGTGTAAGTATCGACCTCCGGGGACTCACCCAGCCGAAGCTTCAGATAGCGGGTGCCTGACTCCGGGGTGGTGACGAAAAGCTTAGTGTCCCTATCGAACGCCCAAGCTTTCCGCCACGCACTATCCCTCGACAACCACGACTTACCTTCACCGTCATCCAAAATCTCGACAGCGAACACCATGTCGCGGCGAAGAACCCTGTGGTTCAAATACCTTGAACCAGGCCAGTTCCCAGGCTCCTCCGAAACCACCTTCACCGGAGGGTCATAAAACACCTGCACCCCAGGACTCAGGTACACGCCACGATCCCCGGCGTCAGGGCCGGCGATAGTGAACCGCTCACCATCGACACCCTCAACAACGATTACGGTGTCCGGTTTCACGACTTATCTCCCAAGAGTTGTTAGTGACTGTTTGTTCTGTAGTGACCTCTGGCCTGCCAAAGCGTCATCCATGTTGGAGACGTTGAAGACAAACTGTGTCCCGTAGTCCAACGCCTGCGTCAACAACCCGCCACCGGAGAACCCAAGATCGGACATGAACTGCCCGCCAACGGCTTTCCCGAAATCGACAGGCATCTCAGATGCCTTCTTCACAAGGTCGCCGTAGCCGTTCTTGGTGTCATCGACCACGCCACCGTACTTAGCTGCGTAGTTCAACTTGTCCCGCTCCAAACCGAGAAGGTTCTTCTGGTTACGGATTTGCTCCAACTGCGCCTTAATCGCAGTCTGGTCAGCGCCAGGGGCGTTCCTCGCAGCCTCAGCGGTCTTCCGCTGAATCTCCAACTCGGCCAAACTTTGCGTCAATTCCTTGATCCGGGCCTTCGACTCGGCAGGATTCAGATTCGTCAGAGCGCCACCGGCAGCATCGACCTGCTGCTGGAACCCCTCAACCGAAGGGGCCAACGAATCAAACGACGACTGCAACCCGGACAATCCGGAATTGACAGACGGTAGAGCGCCAGCGAAGCCGCCGAAACCTGAACCGCCACCGAAGTTGAAATTAAGGTTGATGTTCTTGGTATCCCCGAACACGTCCTTGATGGCCTGCATCAGTTCCCTGGCGGTTGAAACAACGGAACCGCCCGAATCCTTAATCCCCTGAGCGAAACTCACGCCGATAGCCTCACCGGACTTATCAACCCAACCGGACCCGGAGAACGGGCCTGTCTTAGCGGGGGATTGGGGGAAAAACGCTTTCGCGGCAGACATCAAAGCACTCGCTGAAGAAGCAACTAGGCCAGTCTGGTTAGCCAAACCCTTAGCGAACGAGGCACCGATAGCGACACCGGCCTGCTCAGCCGCACCCGCATACGACAACATCGTCTGAACGATCTGCCCGCACACATTCGCAACAGTCCCCACAGCCTGACCCATAGCGCCCTGGATCACAGCCGGGACAGCGCCGAACCACGCCTGCACCACACCGGGCAGTGCCGCTAAACCGGCCTGCACCGCCTGGAGGATCGTGGTGACACCTGAGGCTGCCGCCTGCCCAGCCACACTCATCCCGGCGACCACCGCGCCGGCTACCCCGGCGAACGCGGCATACACACGCTGGTAGAGGTTTCCAAGGCCAGAGGACAGAGCATCGCCTATCCCGTCCGCGCCGATACGAACCTGCTCCAACACCGGCCCGAACGCACCGATGATCGAAGCAGCCGCAACCCCAAAAGACTGACCGATCTTCACCGGAAGCTCACTCACCGGCTTAATCGCCTCGTCCAACGCGGTCTGCAACTGAGGGCCAACCGTAGAAACCAGGTTCTGCGCCTCAGCCAACACCGCGTTGATCTGCCCAGAAAGCTGGTTCTTCACCGCGTCACCGACACCGGCATCGCCAGTACCGGAGAACACAGACTTCAGGGCAGCCTTCTGCGCCTCACCCGTCGCGGTGGTGATCTGACCTAACTGCTTCTGGATAGCGGCAGTGATATCGCCGCCACCACCGACCCACGCCTGGTCGAACCCGGCCTTGGCTTTCTGCCCAGCCTCTTGAGCAGCCGGGGCGGCATCACTAAACCAAGAGCGGAACGGTGCCTTATCACCTAGCACCCCATCCTTACCGAATAAGTCAAAAAACCCTTGGTAATCGTTGGTATTTTGACCTTTCGCAGCGCCCGTCAACTGGTCAAACTTATCGACCAGCCCACCAAAAAAGTTAGCCGAATCCCGAATTACCTTGAACGTATCAGCAATACCAGAAACGATATCAGCTACAGTTTTGAAACCGTCCCTCAACAAAGGTAGAAGGTTACTTACAATGGAGCGTAAATCGGCGGCGAACTCTTTAATCTTGCCGCCCATCGCCGGATCGGCAAGATTCTCGAAACCCCACTGGGCGATATCCTTGATCGTGCCGCCAATCTCAGACAGCGCACCCTTCAAAGTATCCAGGGCCGTATCAAGCTGACCATTCGACGTGATCTTAGCGATCCAGTTATCGAAATCCTTACCAACATTATTGAAAGACTGCGCCAGATCAGGGAACTTCGCAGACACCCCAGCAACAAGGTTCGTCAAACCGTTAGTGAAAGACTGCAACCCAGGAGTAGCGCCCTTAATAGAGGCACCGATATTGTCGATGGTCCTCTGAAGGTTCTGCAACGTACCAGCCGAAGCTAACTGGTCAATCACACCGTTGAAAGCGGTAGAAAGGCTTTCAGCGACACCCTGCAAAGGCAACTTCAAACCAGGGATAAGGCGGTCAGCTATCTGCTGAAACCCCTTAACCATCCCAGTCTCAGGGTTCGAGAACGTATCCGAAATGGTTTTTTTCAAATCCTCGAACGCCGGCTTAGCGACCTCGGCAGCCTTCTTGATGCCATCCATACCCAAGGCGACGACAGCGATAGGTGTGGCTATCCCGGCCAGAGCAGCGGGGAGAGTCAAAAGGGCACCTGATAGCAGAGCAACAGCGGGTGCCGCTAGCCCTGCAACCGCCGCAACAATCAAACCGCCCTGGATCAAAGACTCGGGGCTGAACTTAGAAAACAGAGCACCGATTTTGGAGAAACCGTTATCGGCAACTGAAAACGCGGAACCAAAAGCCACCTTGAGGCGGGCAACGGAAGTTGCCAACCCACGGAAGGTTCCGCCGCCGTAATCGAACTTGTCTTGGAACTCGACAGGAATTGTGATTCGCTCACGTCGGAACCTACTCAGCCGTGTGATGACAGCTTTCTCGCCCTCGCCATCAACCTTGATACCGACCTTGATATCAAAGTCCTGCCACAGTTTGTCAGAGTCAGCCTTAGCCTTCTCCGACTGCTTTCTGAACTCATCCCACTTGAGCAGAGTATTTATATCATCGTTGTTGAAATCCTGAATCGACTTCATGGCACGCTTAACAGCATCGCCATTATCGCTGTTCAGAAGTTTATTTTCAGCGCCCTTGCGGGCAAGTTTGTCGTAAAACCTGTTTACCTCAAGACGAAGTTCAGCAACATCCTCAATATCGCCCTTGATATCAAGAAGGGTGATCGCCTTTGAAAGATTCCTACCCTCAGCCTCAATATCCCTGCGAATCTGCTCACCATCAACCGTAAGAGGTATATTTACCTCAAACTCACTGATAGCCTTCTGAATCTTTGCAAGATAGCGTTGCTGAAACCTGTCCAACTTCAGGACAGGCTCAGTCTCGACCTCAGCTTTGGCTTTCTTGCTGGCCTTCTCAATGCCTTTAGTGAGTTTGTCGGTCTTGGGGGCAATCTCAACCGCAGCATCAAGATCGCGGATATCCCTCTCGGTCTTGGCCTTATACGCATCCGTATCAGCCTTAACCTTGGCGGAAACCTCATAGTCCTTGAGAGCCGCCATCTTCTCGTTGAACTGCGTCAGATCGGCGTCAACTTTAATCTTGACAACACGTTCTTCAGCCTTGTCGAGAGCAGCCTTCAGTTCCTCACGAAACTTATCCAGATCAGGGACAACCCGGATAGATACCCGGCCAACCTCTTTACCACCCGCACCAGCCATTAACCCTTAGCCTTTCTCGCAGCGGCCAACTGCTGCGCCGCAATAAAAGCGAACGAGCCAGGGCCATTACTCCTACTAACACCGCCAGGAACCGGGAACGGCTCAGGGGGCTTCGGACGCGACTTCGAGTGCGCCGACACATACGTGTACTGCAAAGCCCGAACAGCATTCACCGTCGCAACAGCAGCCCAACGAGAAGCATCCCAACCCCGAAACTCCTGACCACCACGACGCTCAGCATTAAACCGGCAATCATCAGGCAGGCCACGGATCAACACCAACAACCACAACGGAGTCAAAGGCCTAGAAGGATGAAACACATCCCGCAAATCGACCTGATAAAACTCCATCAAGTCGGCTGCTATGTGCTCGCCGAACTCGTCTATGAGTTCGGCGAGCCCTCGGCTTCCCCCACCTGACTTCCATCCATCCACCGAGAAAACACGCGCAGCGTCAAAGCCAAATCATCCTCAATCGACTCCACAAGCTGCCGGCCAAGCTTCTCCGAATCAGCAACCAGCGGAAGAATCTTCAAAGCGATCTGAGCCGACTTCTCAGTCGAAACCAAACCCTTATCTTCCTCTGACTTCTGAATCTCCGAAAGCTCATCCAAAAGACCGTAGATTTCCTCACGGTTGGTCTTCGGAACCCGCAGCAGATTACGGAGCGTCACCGTCTTACCCTCGGGGAGCCCAACCTGGCAAGGAGCGAACTCACGCTCAATCTCCTCACGCATACTGTCCAGAGTGAACACGTTACCCATGTGGCGAACCTTTCAAAGTTATTGGCGGGTCGTAAAAATGGCGGGCAGGGGG